AAAGAAGAAGTCTCTAACTTTAGAGGTAAGTCCCATTAGACTCATTCATGCCTCCTTTAACCAAATAATTTCTTATCTTCTTCTGTGCTGCCCTGTCCGAAGACTGGGGTATTAAATCCTGTTTCTGTTTCTTGAGGAGTACCAACGCCTAGTCCGATATCCTGGGGCATCGTTGCCTGGAAATCAGATACATTACCCATTGCTAACTTAGCTTGGTTAATCATAGTAGCTTGGTTCATCTTCCACTCGTCTAGCCCTTGTCTCTTGTTAGAGGCTTCCTGCTGAAGCATACCAAGTTCACTTTGAGCGCTATTCAATAGCTGTGAGGAAATCTGGGCTAAATCCTTGCCCTTGTTAAGTTTCCCTTCCGCTATTGCTGTCTTAATCTGACCCTGAGCTTCGCTAAACCAGTTAGCTATTTCCATAACCTTTTGGTTGGTATTTTCCTTTAAAACATTTATTTCTTGGGTGTAAAGGTCTTGGAGTTTCCCTTCCCTAGTAGCAATTTGTCTCATGCTCTCTGCTCCCTGACCCATAACCTCGCCTCTGCGCTGACTTCCTAGCTTAGTTAAAGCGTAAGAATACTGCTTGGCTGCTGAGGAATCACTCGCTCCTCTAGTACCAAGGTAAATGTTTCCTGCTCTAAAAGCGTTTCTGAGGTTCTCTGAGATGTTCTTCAGGTTCTTGTCTTGGGCTTCGGTTACTCTACCTCTTTCGTCTCCCAACATTCCCAATCCCTGTTCTCTTTGGAAACCATAACCGGATTCCCCTTGTTTTTGCTGACTCTGAGCAATACCTTGTAGATTCTGTTGCTGTGTAGGCAAATCCTCATTAAGCATTGCGGTAAGATTGGCAAAATAATCTCCATATCCACTTTCAATTTCTCCCCTCATTCTAGCGTTTTGAGCATCTATCTCTGCTTGGGCTGCTGCCTGAGCATCTCCAGTATTCTGTTGTGGCCCACCAGTATTAGCAAAATCTGCTCTAGCTTCTGTTTCTCCCCATCCTGGGTAAAGACCCATATCAAATCCTCCGCCCGTATTTGTTTGCTGGGCTGGTTGAGGAGCTTGCGTTCCCTGTACTTGACCCGCTTGTTGTGCTTCTACAAAAGTATCTCTAGCTGTATCTGCTTGAGGGCCAGTGTATTGACTCGGCTGAACTACTGGGCTAGGAATTTGTGCTGTACCAGTAGCTTGAACCTGTGGCCAAAACCCACCAGAACTTTCCATTCCCTCTGATATACCCCAATCTGGGAAAGGATTACCAAGCGCACCGCCAACGGTATCTATAGCCCTACCAAGCCCTCCTATAAGTGAAGAGCCTAAGTTGCTACTAGCAAAATCTTTTAATGCCATATTATCTCCTTAAACTAACTCTTTTAACTCTAAGACTATCTCTTTGATTCGGTTTAGAAGAGCGCTGTTCTTATCTACATGACCGCCAAGATGTACAATGCTATGGATGCCTTTTTGATAAAGACCTCTTCCTGCCATCTCAGAATCCTCTCGTAAATATAACTCTTCCAACTCTAGTACCAGCTTTTCTACTGGATTTTCTTTTTTCTTTCTAGCCATTTATCCTCCTTTTAACCAAATAAAAAACGGCCACGCGTTTCCGCTAGCCGTTCCTGTGCTAACCTTGTGTCAGTTAGGACTTTATTAAAAATAGCATTATATTTACTTCCTGTCAAGGATTTTCCTAAAGAAATCAGCGTATAAGTGAGTGTTGTCCTTCATTTGCCATCCATTCTGTACAGTTTCAAACGCTTTCTTAGCTATACTTTTCCTTAGTGAAGCACTCTCAACTAACTTTTTAATAGCATCATACCACTCATCCTCTGTCTCAGCCAAGAAACCATTTTCTCCTTCCTGAATTATCTCGCTGTATTGTCTAATATTCTGCCATACGCCAGGCTTAATAGCACTACTAGCTTCTATGAACTTAATACAAGACTTCCCCTTATTGTAGATATTGTTCGTTAAAGGCACTACCATGATATCTGCTTCCTCAAGAAAAGTTGGGAATTTCTCTTGAATCCACTTATATACATCTACATCTCCGAACCCATGGCTATACCTTTGTCCCCATCTATTCTTATACTTGGGAATGAGTGAGCCTATGGTTTTGAAGGTTACATTAGGATAATCACCCAAAATCCGATTTAATCCTTTTTCAAACTCAACTTCTTGTAAACTTGAGAAGTGGGAGCTAGAACCAAAGTGGAGCAACTTAATATCTAGGGAGTCTTTAAACGGCGATCTATACTTGTAAAGGTCAAGGTCTATGAAGTTAGGCATCACTATTACCTCATCATATCTCTTAGTAGTCCGATCAAGTATTACTTTCTTCAAATACTTGTTAGTACAGGTAACATAGTCTACCTCGTTACAAATAGCAGTTAGGGTCTTTTTAACCTCTTTTTTCTTAAATACTTCATAAGCGGTGTTGTCGGGTAGAACCTCCCATAAAGCATCGTCTATGTCCATCACGATCTGTCTGTTTTCCTTACGAGCTATTGTTCCCATAATTGCAAACGCCCAGGGGTTAGTGGTGTAGTTTAGAAACAAAATATCATGTTGGGGAATAAGCTCAACCCAATCTAACTTGTCGTTTAGCTTAGGGTCGTAGAGTTGTATCTTAAAGTCCTTCTCTTTGTCTAAATGCTGCATGGGTTGGATTACACGAGCAAAGTCTACTCCCGAGGTTCGTTCTACTACCGCATGGCTTGGGAGTGCGAATACTTTATGCACGCTGGGTTTCCTTTATAAAAACATCTAATTTAAGGCTAAACTCATCTTTTAATCCCATGTAATGCGCGCGGAACAACTTAGAGTCAAACTTAGCATCATTGCCTAGTCCCCATATAATCCCATGCCCTGTCGGCTCATATAGGGTGTCAAGCTCCTTTTTGGTGTACTTAAGGGTAGCTCCTTCAGGAATGAAAACTACCTTACATCCGCATAATCTAGCAATCTCATTCATGGCTGTTGGGTTCTCAAAAGAGTACATCACTTCGCACTCGTTAAGGAAGTCTGCTAATCTCCCCTGATCCATAGCTAAACCACGATCAACTCTCTCAAGTCCCTTGGTTTCTTTTAAGGGAATGTCTTGTCCCTTGCCTACAAAAACACATCTCTTGGTTCTCTTGCGCCTCTGATCTTTAAAAAGGCTGGTGTTTAGAATAGGAAGAAACATTAAGTGGTCATTATCTACACCAAAGGTATCGTAAATCTTGGAGAAAACATAGACTAGATCAGTAGGTTCAAACTCCATTGGACCAGGAACTCCACCAGAAGCCATTATTCCTGGTTTATTAAGAATGTATCTTACTACTGTTTCTGATCCTGCCGGATTGCCGTGATAAATCTCTGGGTAGATAGCGATTGAGGGAGTGTCGTACTTAGCATTAGCGTAAACAACCTGACCCTTAGTTAATAACCAGCCATAAAGTCCCCACATTACCCTAATTCCTCCGCTGACTGGATCAAAAGGAGGCATGCAAACAGTATATGGCTTATATGTTCCCATATACCTCCGTTACTCCTGAACTAGCTAGATACCGCATATAAGTAGCAACATCATAAGGGAAACCCATCTCTTCTACTACTAACTTAGGTAAGGCTGGCCTTCCTTTGGCGTGGTGGTAGGCTTTAACTTGTTCTCCTCGGCACATTACCCTCTTCTTCTCTAGGTAGAACTCTCCCTCGCGCCCTAAAGACTTACATCCTAGATAGTTCTTCTTCTTGTCAAAGACCACCTTTTTCATCTTCATCACTTCGGGGTGTTTGTACCAAATCATGTTCATTACATCGTTCTCTTGCCTTAGATACTTCATCGCCTCTTTATTAGCCTCTTCCCAAATATCCCAGAACTTCTTATTGGTAGAAGCGACCAATCCTGCTTGTAAGTAGTCCTCTTCTTTAATGTCAGACAAAGTGGCGTTCTCGTAATCGTTGAAGTTGGTAACTGTCCCAACCTCATAGTCTTGATCTAAGACTTCATCTAAGCGAGCCAAGATGATAGTATCTGCATCTATGTTCACCACTCGGTCATACTTCTTGGTAAGTAACTTGGCGAAGGTAGGTTTGGCCATGTAGAAGTTGATATTCTTCTCAGCAAAGACCTTGTCAATCATATCCTGCCTAAAGACTATCAAATCAATGTCAGGGTGGAATCTTTTAAAGGTGTTGATTAACACATGAGTCCCTACTGGGTAGTAGTAGTCGTCAGAAGCCAAAGTAAAAAAGGCGGTTTTCATTTGTATTTCTTAATAAACTCCTTTATGTCTTTAAAATCTTCAACCGCCTCGGCTATCTTATCCTTTTCCCAATCCCACCACTTTATCTCGTTTAGCCTATTTATAGTCTCTTTGTCAAATCTATATTTCTTAACCTTAGCAGGGTTTCCAGCGACTAGAGCATAATCAGGAACATCCTTGGTTACTACACTATAAGCAGCAACAATCGCTCCGTTGCCAATCTTTACCCCATCCAGTATCTTCGCCTCTCTGCCGATCCACACATCATTACCAATCTCTATATCCCCCCGATCCCCACACCCATAATATTGAGTTAAACCAGCCAACTCAGCAAATGGGAAAAGAGCAACTACTTCGTGATGCATGGTGTATGGGTGCTGATCCTTATAATGAAAGTGAACCCCTCCAGCAATAGCCACATAATTACCAACCTCAACATTGTCCTTCAATTCTTGTTTATCAGCTATGTATACTGTCATCTTGTAAAGAGCAAGACTACAGCCGAACACTCGTAGCGCCTGGCTTTATAACCCATCTCTATTAAATATTTAACCAAGTCTTGCCAATTAGGATAGTGAAACTCTACCTCTAAAGCACTAATTTTGTCAGCTACATTCTTAAACCCATCACCCCTAAGAATCATGTCCTCCGCGCCTTCTACATCAAACTTCATAAAGTCTACCTTCGTAATATTATTCTTCTTAAAAAAAGTGTCTAAGCGCATTGTTTTAACCTTTTCGGTACTAGAAGTTCCAGCAACATTAGTCAGAGAATGGCAAGTACGATTATTATGATTCTGATTCAAATCCATCTCCCCATCCTTGTCAGCGATTGCCATTTTAAAGAGCTCCACATTCTCCCACTCGTTATACTCTTTGTTCTTTTTAAGAGCAGCAAAGTGTTCATTAGAAGGCTCTATGGAGTAAATCTTCTTACAGAAAGGCCTCATGTAATCAGTAACAATTCCAATATTCGCCCCCACATCCAAAACCACCATGTTTTTCTTAGTGTTGAAGATGTCTATGTAAAGCCCATCTAAGTAGATTTCCTTGTATATATAGGGAATAAATAAGCTATCAAAATCAATCGGTTCTTTCTTTGTTCCTTTCGGATAATATAGTGCGCCTAGCATTTTACCTCCTTAAACTCATGAAACTTGGTTTCCCGTTTCCGAGCATAACTTTTAATTGTTCCGCTGCTTCTTTTTTAGTCTTTGGGAAAAACTGCTTAACATTGGGCAAGGTATCTATTACAGCTTTGGCATCAGGGCATTGGTGAGTCCAGCCATCATGTGAGTAGTCGTTGTCTCTACCCGAACCTACTAGGTTCACAGGAATTTGTTCGTGTTCTAAATAGTTCCTAATCCACTCGTAAGGTCTATAAAGTACAAAGTTGGTAATTGAGTACACTATCGGTATCTTGCCTTTCATGGCCATCCCGATACCCACGCCCAAAGCTGCCTGTTCTGCTGCTCCTACATTGTAGAACTGCAACCCAACCTCATCTCGTATCTTGTCAAACTGTCCAAAGCCTAAGTCGCAAGTAATCAGCACAACTCTCTTATTCTCTTTCATAATCTCCAGTAAGGCTCCAGTAAACCAACCTCTCATTGATGGGTGCCAGTCTTTCACTCTAGTGCCTCCTTGTATTGTTCCTTTGTCATAACCACATAATGTCCAGCAGTTCCTTGTAGCCAGTCAGGCCATTCAAACATGTGAGTTCTTACTACTAGGGTAGGATAGAAGGCATTTAACCTTGAGTCCAAATCTTCCACATCTATATTAGAATAAGCCCCATGTCCGTTAGCTACTACTGTGATTCTCAGGTTCTCAACTTCCATCTCCCTTGCAAGTCCCAAAGACTCCCAAATTGCCCCTTCTGTACAAGCTCCGTCTGAAGTTAGCAAATACACATTGGTAGTGGGGTCAGCTATTGCTAAACCCACCGCAATAGTCTCTGCCTGTCCTAGACTACCCCCTGATACCCAAATACCGTTATCTAAGTCCCTACAAGCGTGCGTACCGTGCTTTTCTACCAAATCCTGAGCGTTGGCTAGTTTATTCTTTTCTAAGACCGCATAGAGGGCTACGGCAGCATGGGAGTTTCCCAATACAAATACATCGTCTTTCTTTTTAGTGTTGTAAATATGGTCAATAATGTCTACCGAATTTAATACCGAGGATAAGTGGGATAGTTTGTTCTCATAAGACAATTCCAGGCATCTCTTCTCTAGCTTAGTTCTCATTGATAGCTACCATCTCTCTAATTGAATCTTCAAGCGACTTTGTGGGCAACCAACCAAAACTCCTTGCCCGATAGTTCTTACACACCCAATCTTCCGTATCATAATCGCGCATGTTTTGTACATAATTGACTTTGGCCTTCCTCCCAGTAACCGACTCTACTATCTCTTTAACATCTTCGTTTGAGTACCCTACACCAGTGCCAACCTCAAATACTCCCCTAGCTTCGTTTTCTGATAAGTTAAGTAGTGCATCAACCACATCCTCCACATCAACAAAGTCATGTACAGGGCTTGGTACAAAGTCCATTGGTTCACCCGTTAGACAAGAGTTAATAAGTTTAGGGATTAAGTGTTTCTTTTGTTCACCCACGCCAGTGATAGAATAAGGTCTTACCGAACAGAAAGACATTCCAGTGTTCTCAGCCATACCCAGCATGATCTCTTCCCCAGCCTTTTTGCTTCTAGAGTACATGGTCTGTCTCGGCAGTCTAACAGATGAGGTGCTGACATAAACAAACGACTTAAAGCCTACAAACTTAGCTTGTGAACTAAGGAATACCAAGTCTAGTAGATTGGCGCGGATAATAGCATCAAGGTCATCATGAAAAGACATATTGCCAAAGGTTGATAAGAAGAATAGTCGGTTAAAGGGTTCTAGGTTAGTTGAGAGAATTTGTTCGTGAGGAATAGTAATAGCACCTGGCACCTTCTCTACCAGATGTTTACCAACAAAGCCATTGGCTCCTGTTATATATTCTTTCATCCTAAGTTCCTAAGTTTCTAACCGATTATAACACTATTCTTGTTTTGGTGTTTGTCCTACTTGAAGGCGAACAACGATCTCGTATGAGCCGTGGTTTGTTGCCACCAATGCAGGATTAGCCACTATTTGAAAGCCCTTTTGGCACAGAGCTTCGTATTCTTTTGCGAAATCTTGAGCATTATATGCTTTCTCTTTTTTAGGCTGAACTTTGTCTTTAGACATTATTCTCTCCTTTTATTTAATTGATAACGCTGCTGTTGCTTCGTCTATCTTTGCTTGAGTCTTAACTATCTCCAAATCAAGATTATCTTTCTGCTCCTCTATTCTAACAATTTTATCTTCTAATTGCTTGATAGTGAACTTCTCCTCTTGAGCTAAGCTAAATGTTTTAACGATAACCTTCTCATCTAATGGCTTCTCGTCTTGTGATTCATATACATATTTATCCATATTTTCTCCTTTCTAAGCTATTGTTCCCCCGTTATTTCCTATTATAATCCAACCCTCATTATCAGCGTATGTCAATGTACAGCCAGTTCCTACAGAATTATCACCAAAAGTTATCTGAGTTCCTCCTAACAGGGTAGCAGGGGTTATCTTCCAAGTATCACCTGCAAAAGAAGCCACACAATAGATGTGTTTAATCTGCCCTGATGTGCCATTGGCTAAAGTTACATTGTCAAGGTCATTATCATCGTTAGTGGTTACTTCAGTGTTTACAGTTACTATAGAAGCCGCTACCCCTTCACCTGTTGCCGTTATCGCATCAGGGGTTGCCACAACAGCTCCACTCAAAGTTAAGCCGCTTGCCAAGATGGTTTTTGTTCCACTAGGTGTTATCGTCAAGTCCCCATTAGTATCGGTTACTAGGGTTGTATTGTCAGTAGCATCAAAACTAATCTTTAATCCTGTACTCCCAAATACTTCTAGTTTTACATCAGGCCCCGTTGTCCCAATGCCGACGTTGCCTTCTATTATCATTCCACCGGCTGGCGCAGCCACTGCCCCATATGTTCCTCCTACTGATAGATTCCCAAGGATACCTAATTTTGAAAGGGGAGCCCGTGTTCCGATGCCAATGTTAAGCGTAGGTGCTATAAGAAACGCATTACTTCCCCAATACGAAATAAAAAACGAATTTGTTGTATCATTAGTATAAGATGTTCCGAACATCCAATCACTACCATTTGCCGCTTTTAAACGAAAACCCACCCTATAATTAGAAGCATTTGTACTCTCAAGTCTATATTCAGGATTGGTCGCTTTAACATGGAGTATGGTACTCGGCCCCGTCGTCCCAATGCCGACGTTGCCGCTACTATCTACTGCCAGCCCTTCGTCCCCCCCATCTCCAGAAAGCCAATTGCTATTTAAAACAAGGTTACCGTTGTTTATGTGTACATCATGATTTGAAAGAATCTGTAGGTCAGTTGCATTTCCTCCAGCACCAAGGCTTAAGGCCGCTGATGCCCCCGTTGCCGAAATATAGTTTGTAGAATCTCTAGTGAATAAAAGGTAATTACCATGGTAAGTAATCTGAACACTTCCAAGGGTTCCTGTAACATCAAACAATTCTTCAGGACTAGTTGTCCCAATCCCCACCCTAGCATTAGTAGTATCTACATTAAGAACATTAGTAGAACCATCTGCTTTGTTTATTTGAATAGCAGTAGTGGAGTCTGCTGTCGGAGTGATAACCAAAGGCCCTGTCATGGTGTCGCCCGTTGTTTTCAAATAACGCTGATTTAATGTTCCATCTCCAACATAGAAGTTCTTTTGGTCAGTTGTAAAAGCTGGCTCACCAGCAGATAATGTTGGTAGGTTTGCTTCCAACCCCCTCTTAATTTGTATTTTAGTTACTTTACTTGACATATTGACCTGTCATTGATATACTATAATTATGTGGTCTATTAAACATAAACAATGCTTCAAATGTGGAACTAAATCTGTCCCTCATTCTGGACATGGGTTTTGTAAAAAATGTTACTCTAAATGGATAGCTATTGAGAAGAAAGATACTCTCCTTGAGAATAAAAGGCGATACAAATCTCGCAACAGACTCATTGTTCTTTCTAAAGAAAACAAACGTTCTCGCAAATCTAAGACAAGAAGTGAATATACTAAAACTAATGTTTATAAGGGAATGAAGGCTGAGAAAGAAGCGGTTAAAATATTGACTGGCTCTACAAGAGTTAATAAAAGATTTAAGGCTGAACAACCTTTTGATGTTATGTGGGATGGAAAAAGAGTTAATGTTAAATCTTCTCGTCTTGCCAACTATAAGTTTTCCTTTGGACTTGCTGGTACTCAGGTAAACTGCGACTATCTTTTTTGTATGGGATACATTGGAGATAAACTTTCTAAATGTTGGCTTATTCCATCTAATGTTTTTCCAGCTACAAAGAACTCTGTTGCTTTTGGTCATAAATCTAGTAAGTTTGATAAATATCTTTTTCATTAGAATGCCCCCCCATCTATTCCAGTATCAATAGAGGCAAACTCTACTGAGACATCATAACCATCTATTAACACTCCAGCATCCGCAGTTAGATTTCCCTCAAGATTGTCGCCCGTTACATTGACATATCTGGTGTCTAAGAATGACTTACTACGAACTACATCAAATTTCGCAGTAATCGGATTAAAAACTAAGCTCATGCTTTGGTTACAGTCGCAACCTCATTGCTGGCATTGTAAGTCAGCGTTAAAGTAGCAACCGTAGTCCCCCCTGAACCGCCTGTTTTAAAAATAGCAGTTTCAACCTCTCCAACTCCATTACCAGCAGCTACATAAGTCAAAGCAATATAGTCAAAGGCAGTTGGTACCAGGTCTATTGACTGAACCATTCTATCCATCCCCCCAGTAGATGAATTATAAACCAAAGCCTCTACTGTCGGAAGATTAAACTCAGTGTCAAAGCCGAGATTCTGCATCTCCTGCGGTGTCTTATTTATTTTGTCTGCTGCCTTAGTTATTGCCATAGTGTTCTACCTTGTATTTGGTTTCATCGGTACCCATTAAAAATTTAACATATCCTGCTAACGCTTCAATTTTAACGATCTTACGGCTTTCATCTTTAACACCAGCCACTTTTTCCATTTCTTTAATACGCTTTTCAACTTCTTTAGTTTCATTTAGTAATTCACCTCTTTCTATTTTATCTTTTAAATAACTTTCAATCAAACCAATTTCTTTAGGGAAACCCCCCGTAGGATCATCCCAAGTCTCTCCCAGCTTAAAGTAGTCTACAGTATAAGGATGGTGGTGTTCCCCCTTATAATCGGTAAAAGGCACTTCTTCTCTTTTACCCTCGTCAGCACTCCGATCAGGTGTTATTCCCTTTGGCATAACCTCTGGTGCCGCTGGTTCTGCTTTAGCTCTAAAACTAGTGTCGCTCGTTTTGGTACTTGTCATTTTTAAATACATCCTCCCTAATCTCTTTAACATTATCATCTCTACCAGCCCTCTTCTCCCTAATTAAGCTCTTCCTCATGTCTCTAATCACCCCAGACTCCTTACTGATCCTCTCCCCAGCCCTCTCCATTATCTTGCGCAGTTTAGGGTCTCGCGTATTGCGATGATCTCTTCTTAATGTTTCCAAATCGTTTTTTCTTGTATCCATGTTGTTTCCTTATAAAGTCAGGAGATGTTATAAGGTCATCCCCCGACAAACAACTTAGTTATCTGTGAACCGTGCTGTTAATACCCAATTACTGTTAAGAATCTTAGTTGCGTAAGACCCTGCCCAGGAGATTTTACTAATACGCCCTGCTGGGGAATTAGAATCAATCAAATTAGGTAGAATGTACAGCTTAGGTTTATCTTTACTCAAGTCGTAACATCCTAGTGCGTCAGCTCCGTGGACATAAGTCCAGTATCTGTTCACTAATGATGCAGCCGTGGATTGAGCTTCAATTCCTGAAGCCAAATCTTTATTCAACATCCAACGTACTTGGTAGAGTTCACCCATTTCACCTTTATATAAATCCTTTACATCGGAGTATTCCTTTGCTGCGATCCACACCGTGTCGCCAAGTAATTTATATTTGCTGTAAGAATCGGTTTTACCCATATACATACCATCCTGGTATTTCCGAGCCTTATTGAGTTCTAGAGTTCGTACCATCATTCTGATGTTACAAGAATCCAAAACATCGCCAGCTGCGATTGAGCTTACAAAATGGCCATTGGGGTAGTACGAAGTACCGTTTGCTAGTTCCTCACGAACTAAACGATTCAATGTTTCTCCCATATTTTGACCAACTAAAGCAATCTTCTCTTTCATTCCTGCATCTATTGATACTAAGGATTGAAAACGAGAAGTGTTCACTGTTAAACCATACTCAGATAGAGTCATGGTTACAGTTGAAGCTGTAATCGCACAAGTAACAGGGTTGGAAGCCTCGCCAATATTATCGGTGATGATAGTCAAAGGATCATATCGTGTAAAATTTACAGAATGACCTTCACCATCAGGATGAGTCCGAATTTGAGCGCCCTCTTTTAGGACATACTCATACTCTGCTCTCTTCAAGAAAACTCGCTCATAATATGTGCTAATTTCCTGAACCAATCCACCAGTCGTTGCGACATTGGCATTTTCCGACCCAGTTCCGCCTATACCTACTGTCATTTTATATTCACCTCACTTCTAAAGCTATGCTAATAGCCAAGTCGTTTTGGCATCCTTACTTGCCCGAACTTATCCTAGTAGACTATCCCTAACCGTTCTTCCATCTCTTCTTCAGATAGTTCCTCAAATTTCTTCTCGCCGCCTTTTACTGAGGTAGGCCTTGCAGCGGTCTCTGATGCTTGCTTGGCAACGTTTTCAGTAACCTTTCCTGCCTCTTTCTTTACCGCCCTTTGGTAGGGTTTCATCAGTCTTGCGGTGAATTTCTTCACTGATGCAGTATACGGGCTAGCCTTTACATGGGCTTCAACCGCCTCGGTAATAGTGTCGGAAAGTTCTCTGTCAAAAGAGTCACTATCAGGATCAAGTTCAGGATACTTAGAAACAACCTCTGTCGCCTCCTTATCAATTCTATTGATCGCCCGTTCCTTCCTTAGCTCTAAATTGACTAATCCCTGGGCTGTTAAAGTAACATCCCGCTTATAGTCATCAAGACTAATTTCGGCTCCAGGCTCAACTTTGGGTTTAAATTGCTCCTGACTAGCAGGTGCAGACTCTATTGGAGTCATCAATTCCCCAAGTTTTTCGGTTAACGATTGAGCTTTTGTTTCAGCCTCCTCAGCTCGTGCTTCGGCTAGCTTCTTCTTTGCATTAAGCTCCCTAATCCGATTGCTTGCTCCCTTCTTGGAACCTTCCTCTGTTTTGGCTTCCTCCGCTTTGGGTTCAGCTTGCGCTTCCTCCTCTACTTCAACAGCCTCCTCAGTTGATGTTTCTGTACTTGGCGATGGTACTGGGATTCCACCAATGTCCTCTTGTAACGCCTTTTCCTTTTGAGTATCATCCATGATGATTCTCCTTTCTTACGCACCGATTAACGGGTTATGCGAGAACCCCAAGCCTGGAAGGGCTTGTAGCTGGGAGACTCCTGCCCGAAATCCCCCAATTACAAATCCTCTAAGATCGGTTCACCATTTTCTTTAAGTCCAACAAGCCTTTTTTCAGTGCCAATCCAAATCCCGTGCTGAAGTTCACAACTTTTACATATAATGTACGGGCCTTGTTGCCGCCACTCATGGTTACCTTTCGGCACAAACTTGAAATCTGGTCTTTCAAAGTTAAGTACCTCTTCTTCATTTTCCTCTACTTGCTTCTTCGGCATCTTCTACCTTATTTAACACTTTGTAAACGATCCCCTTAGCTAAACTTATAACTATTGCGTTCTTACCAATCTCTTCAACGGGCGAGCCTTTGCTAATTGCTACTTCATTAAAGGTCTCTAGGTTAATAAGTAAATCGTTGATATAGTCTTTTAGAACCTTCCAAGCACCACTCTTAGCAAACTTAGCCATAACTATCTCTTCGTCCTTAGGAGCTATCTTTGGCTCCTTCTCCCGAACAAACTGCTCTATCTTAATGAACTTACTAGGCTTGGGGCTGCTCATCTAGTCCTCCTGTTGGTGGCCCTTGTTGTACTGGAGGTTGTCCTTGAGGTTGAGGTGGCACTTGGTTCATCTCAAACTGCTGTACCGCCTGGATGAGTCGTTCCTTGTCTGCTGCCAAGGTATCATCAGCCATCTCCTCGTCGGTTTTCTCCTCTAGTATCTTGTCCCAATCCTGAATCCCTGAGCTGGCAACTATCCTCTTAAATAGTTCGCCTATCTTTAGGGTATATCCCTCTTGGCTCAAGACCTGAACAAGTTCTGGGCTTTGAATAAATAACTGTAATAGTTGACCTAAGTTCTCTTGTTGGCTCTTCTGGTCTACTGCATAGGTAGAACCTGATACCATCTCGTAGTCGTAAAGGATTGATCCCGTCTTGCCTGTGTTGATAGATAACTTACCAGTCTTTTCGTTATAATCCTCATCTGCTTCGGGGTAGACTCTCTTTAAGTCGGCAATCTCGTCCTCAAAAAGCCTAATAGTAATCGCCTTAGACTGCTTCTTGCTGATAAGGTTGACCATCTTTACCATGACCTTCTTTAAGAATTGCTCCATATAGAAACGATCAGCGTTGTCTCTGGTGTTCTCTCTGGTTTGCTGCATCTGTAAGGCTTGTGGTGTCTTACCATATCCCGCCTCTGTTTCTGCGGTTACTGTGGTGTCGGTAGTGCCGAACATATTGAGTAAGGCTGAACTAGCAATATTGTAGGTGTTGTTAAAGGTAGCTATCCCCTTGGGGTTTAAATCTAAGACCTTAGCGGCGTTGTCTACCTGTCCTCTTACTAGCCACTTCTCGGCAGCTCCCCATTTGATTGAACTCATTGCCGCGATATTGTCCTTGTTAATTAAAGCAGGTGGGAAGATAGACATCTTAACTGCATCTAAGTAAAGATTCCACACTGAGTTGGTTACATTCTGCATTGACCGCCCTCTTTCAAAGTCTCCCATTCCCATGAAGTCATCTATTAAAGGAATAGAATACTTGCATACTACAGGCAGTTCTCCGTTCTCGTGAGGATTGTCTTGCTCTCTAAATACTAAGTCCGCATCTACACTAAAGTCAGTCCACTTATCTCTTTCATATTGAGTTAGAACCTCAAAGTATCCTGCTTTGTTAGCAGCGATTGACTCAGGGTATTGTGATGACTCTCTTTTAGATATATCGTTACTACTCCTAGAATCTTTAGAACCAGTCTTATCCTTCAACTTGGCGATAACCTTAGACATATTCTTGTATTCTTTCTTCTTAGCTCTACTCTCAAACCAGCTCAAGGGCTGCCAGGTTCGCACAATAACATAGTCAGAGTCCTCTAAGGATACCGCTCCTACTTGAGGGAATACATCCCTGATGTTGAGCATCCAAAGATCAGGCCCGATATAGTCGTTTGCTTTAATATCCCAATCCACCATGGCAAAGAAGTTACCATATACATTGGAGTAAATATCAATCATTCGGAGTTTAGTGAGGAAATCAAACTGAGCGTTAGCGTGGGGAAGTACATACTTATCTAATACTAGGTTCATTAAGTGAGAAGCGCTGGTATCGTTCTTGGACATACCCCTTACTTTACCAGTAGGGAGTTGCGCCATAACTCGATAGCCTCGCTCTAGTGTTAGGGTAGTAAGTTTGGGATCAAAGACTTGGGACTTAGTTTGCTCGGTTATTGAACCAGCTAACTGATTGTGGAATAGTTTCTCTAGATCGTCCCATAAAACTCTTTTCTCTCGGAGATAATTATAAGCGGCTTCTTTTCTTGTTAGGATTTCGTTTCTTTTCTCTTGTTTCTTCATTGTTTCATTAAAAAAGCGCCCCACCTGGGAGCGCCACACCAACTTAAGTGTTTAAGCTAGCAAAAGACTAACATGACTGCTAGATTCTGTCAAGTTCTTCTGCCTTTGGCATCTTATATTTCCTTCTTCTGCTTTTAACTATATTTAGAGTCTTTAGATCAGCCCTACCGCCCTTAATAGTAACATTAAAGGTCATTTGCCCGTAAGGCGATTGTTCAATCTCTCTTTCAATTATTAGATGAAGAGGCAAGTTTTCCTCTAATAACTTCCTCAACTCCAGGATATTTTCTTTTAGCATCTACATTCTCCATTAAGTTGTAATCAGTAATAAATCCGTTGTTCACTCGTAATACGAAAGTAAATAAACCCTCCTTCCTGGCTCTAATATCGTTCTCTAGGTCTAGATGTGGCTTAACATTGTGTTCTTTAATTACTAGATCGTACCTCATTTCTTCATTAACTGCTCTAACATTATATTCGGCTCAAAAACACTATTTACTATCTTAGGGGCATACATCTCCCAAACAGGGTCTCGGTACTTCCATTTCTTGTTTTTAAGAAACTCCTTGTTAAACTTGTACCTTCGGTCAATCCCACCATATTTAGTAAAAACTATCTCCCTAGGTAGTCTTTTTCTCTTTCCGTTAAATTCCCACCAAGTAAAAATCATCCCATATTTCATTATAAGCTAATAAATCCCTTCTTCACTAAACATAGCAGTATCATCTGGTAAATCCACAACATCCTCGGTCGGCTTTAAGCTCTCTAGTCCATACCTAACGGCATCCATTGCATCACTAAAGGTATGTTCGGGTACATTGATGATCTTACCTTCTTTGTCAGTTTCCCATAAGTAGTTACGATATGCCTTGATGATGTTCAAACTGCGCTTGGTTACGCTGATCCTTTGGTCTTGGACATACTGTATCCCCTGAAGCACACTACCCTGCCCTTTCTGCGATGGGAGGATGTTTACCCCATAGCTTCGTATCTCGTCAATACTCTTAGGCTCGGCACTATCAGCTATTGTTAGGGTATTACTTGCGTTAAGTAGGGTGTCAGCCAGTTGCTTGTTGCTCATACCCTTGCGGTGCAATATCTCATCTAAGATGAACCCACCATCATACTTATGTATCGCTACTATGCTTGAAGGGTCATTAGAGTAGCCAAAGTCCATTCCATTGCGCTCTAGTCTAGCCTCATGGGGTACTTTGTCAATCATCTTCCAGTCAGTAAATATCCTACCTTCGGCTTCACCTAGTAATCCCAATCCATATACACGCCACCAGTTCTTGTTACTTTTGCGCGCTTCAATCGTTTTTACAATCCTTGGGTCTAGGCTTTGATTATCCTTATAAGTTAAGGTTAAGAAGTCTACATCCTGCTTGCCCAGTATCTCCTCGTACCACCAGAACTCAGATACGGGATTCCAATCTAACCATATTAACTCTTTACTTCTGATCTCCAGTTGGGTGTAGGTCTCGTAGGAGATGTTGTTAGCTTCATTTATGAAGAGTATATCCCTTCTAGGTCCACGCACCTTCCCTGGCTGATCTGCACTAAAGAACTCAATCTTAGAGCCGGTAGGAAATGAGTAGATGTAGTCAGTCTTATTCCAACTATCTCTTAACCAATAACCGTGCTCTTCCATTATATTGCGGAAATCTCTGATAACGCCTCTCTTAAGGTGGGGAAAGGATTCTGATACAACGGAGATGAGCTTACCTTTATTAGACTGAGCCTTGTCTACTAACCACAGCATTATTGAAACAGTCTTGCTTGCGCCTGTTCCACCAGCTACTCCTCTAATTCGTTTCTTTAATTTCAACAACTTGGTCGTCGCCTTTACTTCCTTGTACATTTGTTTTCCCTCCTAGTATTGGCTTAACATTTATCTGAATCAACGTTGATGGTGCTTCTAACTTCAACCACTTAGATGCAATCTCTACCGCTTTTAGTCTTACTTGGTGGTCTGGTACTGCATAATCTGGCTCGGTATGAGAAGATATAACTTTGTTTGCCTTGGTAGCATCACCAACCACATCAACTAACTTACCAAGAGATAATCCCTTTGCTTCCATCATAACTTTAACAACATCCTTAAGTTTTGATAGGGTTTCACTTGCTAATGCTTGAGCAGAGTAAACATTCTTGCAATTATAGACTTTCATTGCGCTCTTAGTGCCATTGCCAGTCTTAAAATATTCGGAAAGGAATTTGCTTTGCTTAATGGTTAGTTTTTTCGTCATGGGACAGTTCTTCTGCTATTTTAACATAATCTTTAATTGTTCTTTTAATTATTCGGTTCTTTACTGACCTTACATGTTCAAAGTCTGCTGGTCTAGTTTTCTTAAACCACTCAAGAAACCAAACACTATTCTGATGAGCAGAATCACGGCCAAAAGTGTGATGGTAACTACATAACAAAACCCCATTCCTTTGGTTAAATCTCAAAGTGTAATTCCTCCGGCCAACAACGTGGTGCGGATTATTACCAGGTCTTGAATTACAAATTTCGCAACGACCACCATTCTTTCTTCTAATTGCTAAAGACCAAGCCTTATCAGCTTTCTTCTTAGCTCCTTTTAGACTTAATTTTCTTGCCATAACTTCTTTATCTTTTCAAACAACCAGCAAATACTACCAAATAATAGTGAAACTCCAAAGGCAACTATGGATAATAAAAACCCACCTAGGTATAGTATCACTAAGAACGTAGCTCCTATCATCGCCAATCCTAATATAGTATTAAACATTCTTCACCTCCTTCCTTAACTTCTTAATAAATCTTAGGTATTTCTTTTCCCTCCGCTTTGCTACTTTCTTATAAAAAGGGTTACAGATTTTAGACAATCTCTCTATTAGCGGTTCTTTAGGATACCAGACTAGCATTTCTTCGCCTTCTTTTTAGACTTCATAATACACTCAATATCCTCTAAGTCCTCTTTGTAAATCTTGGTTTCAAATCTACATTTAAGCCAAGACTTTAGTTCTTTAAGTTTATTCATTTCTTTATTCTTTCTATTTTACTCTTTAACTCCTTAACTGCTCTATTCCAACCAGCCAACATACCTACATCTAAAGCACACCCAATCGTACTACTTATATCCCCCTTAGCTTCCTTATCCTCCATATCCAAATACCCCAATATCTTCAAAATCTCGTCTTGGTAGAATTGTTTGATAGCATCTACTCGCAACATATCTTGGTCTAATCCTTCAAACTCCTCCAATAGGTAAGCACCAGCTATCGTAAACCTCTTATCAAACTCCTTGTTTGCTTTCTTTATGGTTGGTATCTTCATTTCTTTAGGGAGGATAAAACATCTTGAAGAAAAATAAACGCTTCGCTACCTAAAAGTGATGAGTCCCATATATCGCTAAATGACTTTCTGACTTCTTTCTCTACCCTCTCCAACACTTCCTTTTCTTGGGCTTTTAGTTGCTTTTCAAACCAAGACCAAGTCCAACTTTCAAGAAACTCGTATCCTGTTGGGTCGGTGAACTTCTTATCCTTAACATTATCAACCGACTCTTTTTGGATATAAGCCTTTTTTAACACAGCACTAAACTCCCCTCTTAACTCTTTTTTAGTTTTCATCTATATCCTCCTTCTTTAAAAATTCTTCCGCCTCTTTCTTAGTAGAGAACCACTTTACTTTGTCTTTTTCCTTAGTATCGTTAAAGCTCTCGTAACAAATCCACATATTAGCTTTTTTAGAAAAGACTATTCCTTTAGCTTTCTTTTTCATTTTTCCTTTCTACTAGCTCGTTAATCTTATCCTTTAATATTCCTATTCTTTTATCTCTAGTTGTAATCCCGACAAGCCAGAAGTCTTTTGATCCTATTTTCTTAATCTTCTTTTTCATTTACTTTCCTTTCTTCAGGGAATTAAAATACCCCCTAATTAAATCTTTCTCCCTAGCATTTATGTTCCTGCCTTTTAACCACTTCTTGAAATTCCTGACCAATTCCTTTTCTTGGTCTTTTAAAGCTTTTTCTATTATTTCATCAACTTCTTCACTTCTATCTAACCATTTGCTGTAACTTCTACTAGGTACATTTACAATAGAAGCAATCAAAACATCTAATTTTCCTATCACTTCGTTTAATAATTTATCGTCAAGTTTTGCTTTATTAGTCATCTTTAACCTTCCTTTCTGCTTCCCCATCAAATAATCTTGTATATTAAATAGTTTTGCATATTCTCCCTGCCAAGGCTTAGCCATGCTAGCCATTTGTGTTTTTTCTCTCAGCTTCCGGTATAACTTCATCTGCTTGCCATTAAAGGTGTCTACCAGTTCCTCTTGTAATGCTAATACCTCATTATTCTTAGAAAGATAGTCAGACCAGGTATTAGGTGATTGGTATTCTGGCATGGGTTTTCTTTTTCTTCCCCATATCCAAGACAGCATTAAGGCTGGGCTTATCATTCCTCTGCCTTCCTTTCTGCTCTAGCAGCCTCACCCCTTTTTTTATGCCCTGTTTGCTCTGAGTAGTGCCTACCCTTTTCCTTTTTATAATCCCTTGGGTCTTCTCTATCTTCTCTGGTGTGGGTGAGTCTTTCAGTCATTTGTTTGCCTCATAAAATACTTTAGCAAAGCCTTTAGGTGTCATTGACCGCCAAGTCATCCTATCCATTCCCTTCGGTTTACCGATACAGTTATGGTGCCAGTCGGGCTTGCCTTTAGCTTTTGGAGGGATTGGATTAACTATATTCTTCTCCGGGATATTAAATTCACCCCACAAGGCAGTCCTCTTACTGTATTTATCTCCATAATGATATGGCTGAAAATACATTTTAGGCTTTCCTAAAAAGCGGACTAATTTACCGACCGGATTTTCTAAAGCCCACCATTTCGGCTTGTAAACATGGACAATTCTTATACAGGCATCAACCACACTTATTCCCTCAATCATCTCTTCCCTTGTCCTCTTCCACCGGTTACCAGCTAATGAAAATACAGTACATGGAGGAGCAGCTAGTACCCCATATATCTCTAACTTAGGATACTTCTCAAAAAACCGCACATCTTCTAAAGGGTAGGTAATTATCCGCACATCATAACCTGCCTCCCTATAAGGTAAGCTCCAACTACCAGTTCCTCCACAAAGGTCAAGTATTATCTTCTTCTTCACTTAATTGCCCTCCACATACGACAAACTATTAACGCTAAAATATTTGCCACTTGGCATTTTTAAATAAAAATTTCCTTTTCTTATAATTCCTTCCCATCCAAACCTTTTGATTTTT